GATTCATTGCTAACCAAGTGCCAGATAGCTATGTAGTGCAAGTCAATTACATGGACAATCCTTGGTTTCCAAGTGTGCTTGAAGTCGAGCGCAAGCATTGTGAAATGCACAATAAGAAAGATTACGACAACATCTGGCTAGGCAAGCCAAAGACTGTAGTTGATGGCGCGATCTATGCCGATGAATATCAGCTTATGGTTGAGCAGCATCGAATCAATCTAGTGACGCACGATCCTATGCTAAAAACTCATGTTGTAGTCGATCTAGGCTGGAACGACGCGATGAGTATCATCATGGCGCAACGTGCTGGCTCTGAATGTCGGATCGTTGACTACATTGAAGAGTCATTTCAGACGCTTGACTGGTACAGCGCAGAACTCAAACGACGCAACTACAACTTCGGCAAACTCTGGCTACCACATGATGCAGTGCATAAGGATTACAAGACAGGCAAGAGTGCAGCAGAGATTATGACAGCGCTTGGCTGGGAAGTAGAAGTCATTCCGATTGGCGATGTAGAACACGGAATCCGACTTTCACGGATGCTCTTTCCGAGATTGTGGATGGATAAGGTAAAAACTTTTAGATTACAAGAATGCCTCAAGCGCTATAGACGTTCTATCAATGCAACTACTGGTCAGCCAGGCGGACCATTGCATGATGAATACAGTCATGGCGCAGACGCATTCCGTTATCTTGCAACATGTGTTGACATGTTCCGCAATGATAATATTAAACGTAGAAAAGAGTATGATACTGGGCAAACTGGTAGCTGGATGGGCGCATAACTATGAACTTAGATACTGATTCAATCATGGATTCTCTTGGTGTTGGAAATGAGGATAACTCAGCGGCTACACAGGAGAAGCTAGAAACCATCCGCAAACGGTTTGATATCTGCATGGAATCTACCGCGCAGAATCGACAGGAAATGCTGGATGATATTCGGTTTGCACGTCTAGCAGATCAATGGCCTGAAGCTGCAAAGTATGACCGTGCGCGTCCTGGTAAAGAGCGGCCAATGCTTGTCGTTAATCGGTTGCTCCAGTTCCGTGATCGAGTAGTTAATGAGATTCGCCAGAACACGCCAAGCATTCGTATTCGCCCTGTCAATGATGGCGCTGATGAGGAAACGTCAGAAGTATTGATGGGCATCATTCGCCATATCCAAGATAACAGCAACGCATCCATCGCATACGACACGGCGGTTGAGTGGCAAGTAGATACTGGCCTAGGCTATTTCCGTGTTCGTAATGACTGGGCAGATGACAAATCATTCGATCAGGAAATCTTCATTGATCGTATCGTTGATCCAATGAAGGTCTACTTCGATCCGCACAGCAAGCAGCCTGATGGCTCAGACGCTGAATACTGCATCATTGCTGAAGAGATTCCAAAGGATGAGTTCAAGCGTCTGTATCCAGATGTGCCAGAGACTAACTGGGAGTCTGCTGGCAATGGAGACATGCAGGGCTGGTACACGAAAGACTCTATCCGCATTGCTGAGTATTACTACATTGAACACTCTCAAGAAGAAATCTTTGATGAGGAATCTGGCCGTTCGCGTCTTGCGGATGTTAAGCGCTGTATGTGGTGCAAAGTCACGGGCCAAACGATCTTAGAAGAAGCTGAGATTCCGACGAAGTACATTCCGATCATTCCAGTTCTAGGACATGAAGTCTGGGTACAGGGTAGAAGATATCTGTCTGGTCTAGTTCGCAACGCTAAAGACGCTCAAAGGCTCTACAACTACTATTTGAGTGCTAATGCTGAGAACGTAGCGCTTGCGCCCAAAGCGCCGTTTGTAGGCGTTGCTGGACAGTTTGAGACTGATCCGCGCTGGGGTAGAGCTAATCAGGAATCTTTGGCGTATCTTGAATACGATCCTGTCTCTATTGCTGGAACTCCTGCGCCTCCGCCGCAAAGGTCACAGCCGCCACAGGCATCTAGCGCAATCATGCAAGCAGTGCAGCTTGCTGAGAATGACATCATGCAATCCATGGGTATTTATCAGCCAAGCCTAGGCGGTGAATCCAATGAAACCTCTGGCCGTGCATTGATGCTACGTCAAAAGCAGTCTGAGGCTGGCAACTTCCATTATCAGGACAATCTTAACCGCTCTATCCGTCAAGCAGGACGCATCGTACTGGATATGATTCCTAAGATTTATGACCGCGCTAGAGTGATTCGTATTCTTGGCGAAGACGGTGTGCCCAAACAGGTCAATATTGATCCCAATATGGGCATGGCTAGTGCATATACTGACAATCCAGCGGTTGACAGCATTTATAACCCTGCTATTGGAACGTATGACGTTGTATGCGACTCAGGTCCGAGTTATGCAACGAAGCGAGATGAAGCGGCAAACATGATGCTTGCGCTGACACAGGCTAATCCCAGTCTGTTCAACATGATTGGCGATCTGATGCTCAAGAACATGGACTGGCCTGGCGCTGAAGAGATTTCTAAGCGCTTGCAAGCTATGCTTCCGCCGCAATTGCAGCCGACTGCTGATGGCACTAAGGTTGATCCGCAAGTCATCCAAGCACAGCAGATGATGGAGCAGATGGCTAATCAGATGGAAGAGATGAGCCAAGAGCTACAGTTCTCACGCAATGAGGCCATGCTGAAGATTCAAGAAGCAGAGCGCCAGTGGTTTGACTCACAGACTAAGCGTATTGATGTTGAAGGCAAGCTGATGGTCACAGATCAGCAGTTGCAAGCAATGGTTAATGAGAATCTCAAGCTGATGCTTGGCCTTGGTGCTGAAGAGTTGCCAGAGGAGAACATGGAGTTTGAATCTCTGGAAAACAACACAATGCCAGGCATTCATGAAGCCATGGGTCAGGCAGTACAGCCGCCAGCACAGTCACAGTCACAGCAGTCTGGACCAGCGCCAATGCCTAAGCCAGGCGCAATGACTAGACAGCCGAATGTCGCAGCATTGACTGGCGAGCAGAAGCCAGAAGAAAAGAACGAAATGTAAAACAACGTAGGAGTAAGTAATGAGCGAAGAAAACAATGCGATTGTTGATAGCCAAGTTAGCGCAACGGAAGCAACGAACTTGGATCAAGGCGTATCTGAGGCAACAGAAACTGAAGAACTCTTGTCTAGTGATGAAAATTCAGAAGAAGCGATTCAGCCTGAAGACAAAGAGCAAAAAGATCCTTGGTATAAGCGGCGTATTGACGAACTGACCAAAGACAAGCATGAAGCGCGTAGACATGCGGAACGCTTGGAAAAGATGCTTGAACAGATTGCTAGCCAGCAGCAAAGAGCGCCAGAACCAGTAGCGCCTAGCATTCAACCGCCAGATCCTAATGACTTTGCTGGAGGACAGTATGATCCGCGTTATATTCAGGCTCAGTTGGAATACACGCGAGTTTCAGCGATTGAAGAGGCGAAGAGGGCTGTTGCTGCGGAATATGAACAGCGGGCGCAAATTGAGCGTCAGACGCAAGCACAAGCTAAGCTGGAGGCTTCAGAAGCGGCTACTAGGGCAAAATTTGCGGACTATGACGCGGTTATCGAAGGGATTACATCGGATCCTAGGCTTTCACAGAACCCAACGATACGACAAGCGCTACTGGGTTTAGACAACGGACCAGAGATTGCTTACACGTTAGGCAAGAATTTAGATGTCGCGTATGAAATCGCTAACATGAATCCTATCCAGGCCGGTATGCGCTTGGCTGAGATTATTAATCGTGCGCCTAGAAAGACATCTAATGCGCCAACGCCAATCAAACCACTTGGAACTACCGGGGCTAATCCAGCTAAGACCTTGTATGAAATGTCTCCGCATGAGTTTATTGCTGCAAGAAACGCAGAAGAACGCGCAAAGCGTGAGGCAAGAATCAAACGCTAAATACTATGATATAGGTTAGTTGCGGATCTAATCCGCTTCTTACTCCTCCTTACGGCCTAGACTAAACATCTGGGCCTTTTTTATGTAATAATATCTTTGCGGCAGGAGGTTCGAAACTCCGTCTGGATTCACGCCCAGATAGCCGCATTCTTCATGCGTGACCTATCGTGATGGTGATCTTATGCACAAGCAGTTCTACGTCTACATTCACAAAAAGCCTGATGGAACGCCTTTCTATGTTGGGAAGGGTCATGGCAGACGTGCATACAATTTTTATTGCCGCAGTGAATGGCATAAAAACATTGTTGCCAAGTACGGAAAGAAAAATATCCTAATTGAAATCATTAATTGCGTTAATGAGTCGCAAGCATTTGATCTTGAAAAGATTTACATCAAACAAATAAGAGACAGCGGGATCAAATTGGTCAATTTGACGGATGGTGGAGAAGGCCATAGCGGATTCAAGCAAAATAATAAAACTAAGCAAAAAAGAGCGCAAAAACTCAAGGATTTTTATGCGTCAGAGAAAGGAAAAATGGTAAATCAAGAGTTAAATAAGCACAGGATTGGCAGAAAAAATACCGATGAAACAAAGCAAAAGATGCGCGATGCAACCAAAGGAAAGCCAAAATCAAAAGCGCATATAGAAAGTCTTAGCAAATGTCATTTTGGCAAACCAAAAAAAGGACATGGAATAGGTCTGGCTGGTGTTAATTGGGTCAAAAACGATAAAAAATGGAAAGTTGTGTCTCAATTTCTAGGAAAATCTACGTTTCATGGATATTTTGATAACTTGCTTGATGCAGCTGCATGCAGGATTGCTTTACAAAACAAAACTAATTTGATATAAGTGCGCTACCAGAACTTGAGTTGGCCTTAATCAAGTTTTGCGGCGCATCTGGAGTTATTCGAGGGCAGGCACCCACTCTAGAAAATTGATAGGGCTGATAACCTTTTTAAATTTCTATAGGAGGTTTGGCTATGTCCAACCAGCTTCTAACGATCTCGATGATCACAAATGAGGCGCTCAGGGTTTTGACGAACCAACTCGTCTTTACTCGCGCTGTTTCTAGGCAATATGATTCGAAATTTGCAATTGAAGGTGCAAAGATTGGTACGACTATCAATCTGCGTAAACCCCCGCGTTATGTCGGTCGTACCGGCCCCGCGCTTCAGGTTGAATCCTCTGTTGAAACCTATGTACCGCTGACCCTGGGAACCCAGTTCGGCGTAGACATGGCGTTTACGACTCAGGATCTCACGATGAACATCAGCGATTTC